TTTTTTTTTTTTTTTTTTTTTGACTGTCTTGGCAGTCATCGCGCCCTTGAGTTAAGTTTGGGGATTGCGCGAGAGGGCAGCGGGGTTTAAACCAACTTCCCGTTGGTGGAGTTGTCCTTCTCCAAGGCTAAACGCCGGTTATTTTCAGACTAGTAAGAGCTGGCTTTAAGGTGGGGGCTCCATGGTAATGGTCGGGAGGTAGCCGTGTTTACCTCGAGTGACCTCAGCCATGGTGGACAGTAGATTGCCGCGCGTCTGATTAGCACGTGTAATAGCGACATACTTGTTGACCTGGTGAGCCTGTATTTCTTTTTCAGTAGGCTGTCTTACCAGGCCACCTACAGGGTCCAGTGCCGCAGGTGACAGTACGGCATCGAAGAAATCGAAAGCCGCAAATTTTGTGTCGTCCTGGTACCCCATGGCCGCCCAAGAGGCTGGTGGTGTGTTAGTGAGTATCAATTGATTCCAGACCACCTTGGCAAAGTAAGAGCAGAAGCGCCTGAGTGTAGTCGTTTGGCGTACGGCGGCAGCTAACATGCTCCGGGGAATGGCCGTGCCAGGTGAAGTGCCCACCAAGTCAGACGACTTAGCGGCTTGTACATCAGCGCAGTGGCGGGCCAAGTCCCATGCCGTGTTGGAAACACGATCTTTGCTTATCCCCATCGACACCCAAAGAAGGGCAATTTGCTCGAGCTCCTGTTTAGTGGCTACTGAGCTTGTCTCAGACTCATACTTAACAAGTTTCAGCTGCTCGAAAGTCGGCGCTGAGAAAATAGAGCTACTACTATTATTAGTTTGGGTAGTCGTCATCTCTTCAAAGGAAAGGAAGACTTAACCCCTGCTAGTGCAGACCGTACAAGTGCAGGGGCAGCGCCTTCCTCTCAACGTCAAATAAAGAGGTATGGCGATGGCCAGTATAGCAGCTGGGAGCTTAAAGTCGTGTCGGCGCCCTGGTCCGTTGTAAAACACTTGCTTATTTCGGTCAGAGTACCAACCACCGAATGGCAAGGAGTGGTCACGGTCACCTACAAACTGGTCCGTGTTGCGCGTGAGCGCGTAAAGCGTTGCGATCAGAGCTAAAGCTATGATACCCAGTTGTAGAGTGAGCTGGTGGTTGGGAGGTTGACTCAGCGGCATAGCAAAATCAGCTTCTTGGAGTGACGAGAGAGGGCAATGTAGAGCTGATGTGCTGGCACCTCAGTTAGCTGCTGTGATGAGAGGACCGTAACGATGGGGAACTCTTTACCCTGAGCCTCGCAAACGCGAAGGGGTGAGAGTCCGTGCGCAATTGCAAGATCGCGAATGTCCTCCTGGATGGAAATTATCTGGCCTTCTGGTTCACCCACAAACAAGTCGTGAATCTCAACAACGTCTTCCTTGCTGGACTGGATTGGAATGGGCAGGTAACGTTGTATCAACGCGGTAGTAGCTTTCCCTAACCGGTGGGTGAAGTAGCTCACGTAGTGAGCGGTTAGGGCGGGGGATGGATATTGGCAAGGGTCAGCGAGGACCACTTGGCAGGCGGGGAGCGTCTCAAACTTGAGATACTCGTCTATGGCAAAGTCCTCCCCTGTGGGGACTTTGTTCACTCGCGCACCTAGGAGTGTGTTGCCAGTGGGCAGAGCCGGCGAGCAGACGTTAAGACCGGCAGCAAGTAATGCTTTCAGCAGTGTGGTCTTACCGGCGCCAGCAACAGCATGCACAACTAAAGGTGTTGAAATTGGGTGCGAGGTGCGTTGGAAACCTGCTTTCTGAAGTAACTCGGTCACTATTTCCATCTTCATAACCGAGTGGAGACTTAACCCTTCTATGTTACCACTCCAGTGGCCATAATGTGTCCATGGCCACTTAGTGTTAGCATCCTAACGGTTGCTTGGTGATACTCTGACTCTTTGGGCGTGAGGACTTGGTGCAGAGCGTCACCATGGCGATATGCAAAGCTGGTGTCCAGCGCGTATGCCACAGCCGTTTCCTTGTAGCGAGCAGTTTTCGCCGCTAGGAGCAATCCAGCATGTAATTTGAGTGGGTCTTTGATTAATCCAAGTGGCGTAAGTCTCCATCCGCAAAAGGACGCGAAATCCCCTGGAGTTTGTTTCCTGAGCACAGTTTTTGATGTGAGGCTCAGCCTATTGCGGATCATGGCAAACGACGCTTTCTCGATGGCGGGCGCATCCTGCACCATGTCGTCGCCAGCGTACATCTGATTTACATCTGTGGGAACGTGAAATCGTGTGTGATGGTACGCTATTGAACATTCTGTGTTGGCGTCAAAAGTGGGTCCCTCGCCAGTTAATCTCATGATTGCAAGGGTTCCGAGAAAAGTTGACGCGCCAAGTGACCCCCGTCACAGCGTGTTCTCCGACCGGCATGCTCGGCCAGTAACTTGCACCCAGGATACCCGAACGCGCTTTCCGTCGCTCCACCCGACCGCCTTTCAGCGATCAAGTCTCATCGCTCCGGCGCACGTCAGCAAGCTATCCCGGTAGAAGCCGGCAACTCGAATCGGCCTTTCGCTCTCCAGACGCAACAGCTCGTTGCCGAACCGCCCCGCCTGGGTCAACGCTCCCGGCTCGATTCTTCGTCCGCCCTGCGAAACTTTCCCCGGGCCCGTTCGGTCCCCGGCTCCACTCCTCGACGACGTCTCCGCCGCCGGGGAATCTCATCACCGGCAACCCGTTGCCCGGTTCCCGTTTCACAACCAAGCTGCTTCCCCGTCCCTCGGCTCCCCTCCAGGGCCTTCACCCTTCGGGATCGACGCCTCAAAACGGCTCAACAGCCTGAAGCTTGCCTTGACGAACCGCCCGATTTCCTCTCACTCCCCGCCAGCGCCGTTTTTTAATCAGCGCGCCAACGGATCATCGTTCCAGGTTCGCTACGTCCCGCCCGGCTCAC